AAGTCGGGATGAACAGATCCATGTTGCTACCAACTCTCTTGTGTGTGCTGAACTTGGTCTTACTGCTAGTCCAAGTCTTGATAAATTGAGGAAGGCTACAATTAATTGGGTAATGCAACCTCTTAAGGTCGGAGCATCCGATAAATATTTGGACAAAAAATTTTGGCTGGAATCTAGTGATCGCTTGATGTATGAAGGAAAAGCTCCACAGCTTTCTGAGACACAGGCTGCACGGATGCCAGCATTCTTCGAACATTCCAACGTTAATCTACCTCAGTACGCATGACACAACTATCCATGCTGGAAACTCTTGGCATGGAGCACCGTGCCATGGTTCAAGTACTAGAAGAAAACTTTCCACCTCTTACACCTACACCAGACGACACTATCGAAAAGATCATGTACCGTTCTGGTCAAAGGTCCGTTGTCGAATGGCTAATCAACCGCATAGAAAACAATGGCTAGAAGGAAAAAAGCTAGGCGACCTAGTGCTACAAAAAGAAAACAGGTAGCTAAGAAGAAGCTAGCCAGACAGGTAAAGAGAGCCGCTTCTGATGGTAAGGTAACTGCCAAAGAAGTACGAAAGATTAAAGCTCTCAAGAAAAAGTCTGGCTCCAATCTAAGTATCAAGAAAACAGTAAAGAATACTGTTGCTGAAAGGAACAAAAAAGGTAGGTCCACTACTGTTGGTAGTGGTGCTGCTAAAGGTCTGAAGATCAACAAGAAAGGACGAGGTAAGATCAACAACCCGAAGGAAGAACCAAAGGGTAGGAAGCCTGATCCGACTGATGAAACTACAACAGACCCGAAGGAGAAGGAGAAGGAGAAGGAGAAGGGTAAAGGTTGTGGTGATGGCTACCGGAAAAAGAAAAACGGTAACTGCGTCAAGATCAAGAATCCAGAAACAGAAGAACCTGAAGAAGGTGATGACTACTGCGGTAGTGGAACCACTTGGTCTTCAGAGAAAGGCAAGTGTGTCAAAGAAGAAGATGTTATTGAAGAAGACATCAAGGAATCTGGAGACGGAGACTCGAAGTACTACCGTAACTTTAAGTATAAGGAAGCACTTACAAAAGCATCTAAAGCTGCTAAAGAACGAGACGAAAAAGCTCGTGCTGCTTACAAGAAACCTGAGAGAATTAGTCTTAAAAAAAATCAGCTTAGCAACTTAGAAAAAAAGACTGGCTTCAATAAGATCAAGGGTCGTATTGGTGAAGACGGTCGACTCAAAGATAAGAAAGGAGTTCTCAAAGCTAAGCCACCTAGCCTGAAGAAGTACAAGCAGGAGATCAAAAAGATCAAGTCTCCTTACGCTAAGAAGATTGCTGCTATTGGTGGTGGCTATGATGAGAAAGCTCGTAAGAAGAAATCTCAAAGTAGGCTTGGTGATCTTGCTAAGAAACTAAAGCCAACTAGTAAGTCACCCTTCGGTAAGAACTACAAGAGTACTAATAAGATCAAGTCTGGCTACGGTGATGCTGGTAGCGACCTGTTGAAACGCTTCAGTGATACTAAGCGTAATGAACAAGTCAAAGGTATCAAGCGTAGGAAGAAGAGAAAGGAACAAAAGAGAGAGAACGCACGAGTCTGGAAGCTAAGCACTTCTGGTCTTTATTCCAAACCTAAGATGTTATGACCGCAAGAGCACGATACGATGCACTGCGTGGTACTAGGGATGACTTCCTGTCAACTGGTATCGAAGCAGCGAGGTTGACTCTGCCGTACATACTCAAGCAAGACGATACAAATTCTGACCACAAAAATTTGCAGACTCCATGGCAATCAGTGGGAGCTAAAGGTGTAGTCACCTTGGCTTCCAAGCTGATGCTTGCGTTGCTTCCTGTCAACACCAGCTTCTTCAAGCTGCAGATGGATGAGTCGCAACTGACTAAGTACGACATGGATCCACAGATCAAGTCAGACCTTGAACTCTCCTTTGCAAAGATGGAGAGAACTATCATGGAATCTATCTCTGCTACTGATGATCGTGTTGTCATTCACCAAGCTCTTAAGCATCTGGTGATTAGTGGTAACGCCTTGATCTACATGGCAAAAGATAAGTTGAAGATGTATCCTTTGAATCGTTATGTCATCCAACGTGATGGCATGAACAATGTCATTGAGATTGTATGTAAGGAACAGATCAGTAGGAAACTACTTGCTGAACAAGTTCCTGAAGAGATCTTACCTAAGCCTAACTCTCCCATGAACAATGAGCAGGGTAGTGCTAAGGCAGATCAAGTAGATGTCTACACACATATTAAAAGAGAAGGTAATCGTTATGTCTGGCACCAAGAGGTGTACGACAAGATCCTTCCTAAGTCACGTGGTTCTGCTCCGGCAGAGACCAACCCATGGATTGCACTACGGTTCAACCATGTAGATAATGAAGCCTACGGACGAGGCAGGGTAGAAGAATTCATGGGAGATCTTAAGTCTCTCGAAGCTCTCTGCCAGGCACTCGTAGAAGGTTCTGCAGCAGCAGCTAAGGTTGTCTTTACTGTCAGTCCTAGCAGCACAACTAAACCTGCCACATTGGCTGCAGCACGTAACGGAGCAATCGTTCAGGGTAGACCTGATGATATCTCTGTTATTCAGGTAGGTAAGACAGCTGACTTCTCAACTGTTCTGCAGATGATGCAGACACTAGAGAAACGATTAGCTGATGCATTCCTTATCATGCAAGTCAGAGATAGCGAGCGGACTACTGCTGAAGAAGTCCGTATGTCTCAGATGGAATTGGAAGCACAGCTTGGTGGATTGTTCTCCATGCTGACTGTTGAGTTCTTGGTTCCTTACTTGAACCGTAAGCTCAGCACGATGCAAAAAGCAGGACAGATTCCTAAGCTACCTAAAGATATGGTTCGACCTACTATTGTTGCTGGTGTTAATGCACTTGGTCGTGGACAAGATAGAGAAGCTCTTACTATGTTCATGACTACCATTGCACAAACAATGGGTCCAGAAGCTATCTCCCAATACATCAACCCTGAAGAAGTTGTCAAGCGTCTAGCTACAGCTGATGGCATTGATGTTCTGAACCTTGTGAAATCTCAACAAGAGATTCAAGGTGAGCAACAACAAATGGCACAGCAACAACAACAGATGGAGATGACTAAACAAGCAGGTAAGTTTGCAGAAGTAGCACAAAAGGAACAAGAAGCTAATGCCCAATCCAACACCCAAGCGGAAGCGACAGCCGCAGGAACCGAAGCCTGAAGTACAGGAACAACCGGTTCAAACTGATGCAGAGAAAAGGTATGTAGGTAACACTGAGAGGTATCGTCCACCTGAAAACATGGTACCTCTTGATAAATCCTGTGCACCTAAAGATCGCATCGGCAAAAAGAAAGCAGTCCGTGGTCCTGGCACTGAGGTAACTCGTGTTGGTATCGGCGGATTGAAAGTCGTCCACCAAAACCACATCGATTATTATGGCAACATTGACGTACGATCCGACACCAGCGGACAATCCTGAGTTCTCTCCTGAAGAGATGGAGTCTCTGGCTATTGGTGAGCAGATGGAACAACAGCAAAGCGAACTGCTTGCTGGTAAGTACCGTGATGCTGAAGAGCTAGAGAAAGCTTATATTGAATTGCAAGGTAAGCTTGGACAACAGGAACAAGTAGAAGAACCTGTAGAAGAAGAGGAAGAAGTAGTAGCAGAATCAGAAGATGAATCTGAGGACGAATCAGAAGAGGATGACTACTATGAACTGACTGAAGGTGATGTTGAAGCCATCTATGAAATGGTTGGTGGTCAACAAGAATATGAGAACATGATTAATTGGGCAGGTGAGAACCTGTCTGATACTGAGATCGCTATGTTCGATCATGTCATGGATCTTGGTGATCCTTATGCAGTCTTCTTTGCTGTCCGTGCACTTGGCAACAGCTATCAAAATGCTGTTGGTGTAGACGGTGAACTCCTCACTGGTTCTGCTCCTGCTGCTGACGCTGCTGATGTATTCCGTAGTCAAGCTGAGGTTGTACAAGCAATGAGTGATCCTCGTTACGAACGTGACCCTGCTTATCGCAATGATGTCTTTGAGAAACTAGATAGATCTAACATCCAATTCTAATGGGAAAACGTAAGAAGAAATCCAAATCTATTTGGTCTAAGCTAAGAGAAAATCCAAAAGCTTGGATGTCAATGCTCGAAGGTTTCGGTGATATCTATGCTGGTACTAAAGGCATGGTAAAAGATCCCAAGACCGGAACATTCTCCAAGTATGACCCAACTAAAAAACCTGGATCGTAATGGCATGTTCAGCTTGCAAGAAAAAGAAAGCCAAGAGAACCAGACTAGATCCTAAGTGCTGGTCTGGTTATAAGAAATCTGGTACCAAGGTAAAAGGTGGTACCCGTGTTAACAACTGCGTAAAGATTAAAAAGTAATGGCTTACAAAAAGAAAGTAGTGAAGAAGAAGGGTGGCAACCAAAGTGGCTTTGCCGACATCCTTGGACAATTAACACAGGGTTCGTTGCTTGGTTTGTTCTCAGGTAGTAAGGGTGTTATCCCTGGTATGCCTGGTACCTCCGGCAACTCTCCTAAAAAGAAAGTAACTATTAAAAACAAAAAGTAATGACCTATGGCGGCACTGGATGTGAGCCTTGGTCGCCATTTAAAAAGTGCTCAAATACATACCCTTGAAATCTAACCCGTACTTTTTAAATGACAACTTCTATTCTGAATAATCGGAAGAGTACCTGGGATGACTTTTGTTCCTGGGTAACTTCTACTAACAACCGCCTGTATGTAGGTTGGTTTGGCGTGCTTATGATTCCTTGTTTGCTCGCCGCATCTATTTGTTTTATCACTGCAATCATTGCAGCTCCTCCCGTTGATATCGATGGCATTCGTGAACCAGTCGCCGGATCATTCCTCTACGGCAACAACATTATCTCCGCCGCAGTGGTACCCAGCTCGAACGCAATTGGGTTACACCTGTACCCAATGTGGGAAGCCGGTTCGTTGGACGAATGGCTTTATAACGGAGGCACTTACCAGCTGGTCGTGTTTCACTTCCTCATTGGCATCTTCTGCTACATGGGTAGGGAATGGGAACTCAGCTATCGACTGGGAATGAGACCATGGATCTTCGTCGCTTACAGCGCACCAGTTGCAGCAGCTTCTGCAGTCTTCTTGGTGTATCCATTTGGTCAGGGTTCCTTTTCGGATGGTATGCCACTTGGCATTTCGGGAACATTCAATTTCATGTTGGTGTTCCAAGCAGAGCACAATATTCTGATGCATCCCTTCCACATGTTGGGAGTGGCTGGTGTCTTTGGCGGTGCTCTGTTCAGCGCGATGCATGGATCCCTAGTGACTTCTAGTCTGATCCGTGAGACCACCGAACAGGAGTCTC